ATAGATGTTTTATCAATCGGCCGCTCAAACTTATATAAAATCTTATTAGGATGTCTAATTTCAACTTTAACCTCACTCTTGGCAACAGGCTCAGAAGTAAGCGTCCCAACAGAAGTCTTAACACCAGAAACAAGCTCTGAGTATGGAGAATTATAAAAACTCATTACATTATCGGCAGTGAGCTTAGACGATGTTCCAATAGGAACCTTCTCTTCAAGATTAATAGCAGTACCAGTAGAGAATTCTAGAGAATAATCTTCATCAAGGATTTTTGAAATAGATGCCTTAATAACAATAGGTTCGTCTGTAATTTCAACATCTTTATCAAATGTAATTAGAGAACCATTGATAAAAACACCTTCATCCATAGAGATTGCAATATTCTCTTCTTGTCTTGCACTGCCTTCAATAGACGCTATAAAGACTTTACCATCCTCTGTTTCTACAATAGGTGTTTGCGGCTGAATTAAGATATGTTCTTCTGTTGGTGGAGAGATATGGACTTTATTTGTAACCGCGCCGCCAATACTAATATCATTTACAACAGTATAAACATCCTTACTGATATACAGAATATAATTAGACAACTCTAAAAAACTATCTTTAGCCCTAATAATAAGAGTATTACCATTAGCATCAACTTCTACATCTATAAACTCAGGAACATCTTTCGTATACATATCAGAATAAGTTTTACTATACTTATTCGTACCATCTATAAAAGAAGTCCTAAGAATCTTAACATAACGTTTAACAATCTCAGGGCTAACAGTGTCAGAAAGCTTAAGTCTAATCTCGCCTCTTAAAGGCATGAACCTAAGCTGCTCTGGGCTGTTCTCAACTTGTTCGACTAAGAGCTTATCTGACATTTTCTAGCCTCTCTTTACTTTTTAATTTTATCTAATTCTTCTTGTAACACAGCTAAAACAGATTTACGGTTTTTATCTGCTTTCTCTTTTTCGATTGCAAACTCTAAAACAGGGGCAACAACATCAGGAATGTTTTTAGCTGCAATCATCGCAACAGATGCAGGCTTATTGATAATACGGTCTAATACAAACTCTTCACGAGAGTCCAGTTTCTTAGGCTTTTGAGCCTCTGCAACAGTGGTCTTAGTTCCGTCCTCTAACTCAACTTCGGCATCCAGAACAACCGGCTGCTTCACTTCTTGGAGCTTAAGAACATTCTCAACTTTACCTTCAAGAACTTCAGAACGCAGCGCGGCGGCCTTCTCTATAAACTCATCGGCATTGATATTAGAAACAACAGAAGCACTACGAATATGATGACCTAAGATTTCTAAATCAGCGATATTCAATTTATTCAAATCAACAACAATCTCTTGTCCTCGTGTTAAGGACACTTTTTCGCCAAACAAGTAAGTATGACCAACCAATTTAACTTTGGCATGTAATTCTTTAGACATATATAAAATTCCCAATAAAAAAGGAGGTAGGGGATTAGCCCTACCCCCGTTGTCAATCAACTATGGATTTCAAAACTAGGCTTTAAACCAATTTTAATTTAGCTATTAAACTACTTATATTACTTACGCTGAATACGAGGAATATTAGTAACAGTAGCTTGAGGAGGTAGAACAATCTCGTTAGGTTCAATGCTAACATTTTTAGCGATAGAGATAGCTTGACCTTCATTGAAGATAGCCAAACCATAACGTTCACGGACCTTAATTTTCCTAATATCGCGAGCAGGATCAGCCCATTCTTCAACAGTAGGCTCTTCACTTACAAAGATTGCACCTAATTCGGTAGTGTCCAACATGATGATAGAAGTTGTTTTCTTATCAGCATCAAATGGAACAAATGGAGAAGGAATGATTTGGATATTTGCACCTGGGAAGTAGCTAGGGAAGCTAAGTTTGCTTGTCTGAGTTCCTAAACGCTCTTCAGGAGTTGGATTAAATGCAGTATCACCAGACATACGAGTGAATGATTTCCAGGCTTCAGGCAAGAATTTACCTTGACCGATATTAGCTTGTGGCAAACCATTAAACCAAGAACTCATATTGCCGGTTTGCAATGCATACTCACGCATAACAGGGTCTTTAGTGAATGTAGCCCATGCCAATGGGTGACATAAAATCACATTAGGAGTGAAGCCACGCTCCAGCATAGAAGCATACATATCGTACATATCGTCAGCAGTGAACGAACCATTGCCGGCACCAGTCAAATCACGACCAGTTGTACGACCTAATAATGATTGAGCAGGATTGTCGTTATCAAATACAACAACGCCAACATTATTAATCATATTGAAGATGTTAATCTCTTTAGCACGAGCCATAGCTTGACCTAATTTCTTCAAGTGATGACCAATGATATCCCACTGAGAGTTGTGCAACATTTCATCAGTGATACGAACAGCCAAGCCGTATTTGCCGATATTGGCATGAACTTGACCACCGCCTTGAGTCATACTGAACTCTGGGTACTCTTGACCTTCTGCCATAGAGATGTCGCCAACATCCATAGCGCCATAAGTACGGAAACGAACCTCAGTTTTATAAGGATCCAAAGTGATGCGCTGCAACAAAGATGTACCAATTAAATTAGGTTCGATTGCATCGATAACGTACTCTTCAATAACACGTTTAAACGCTAAGGGCATATTAGGAGTAGCTAAAGTATCAGAGATGGTCATAGCCACGCCGTCACTGTTAATACCATTAGTAGCAAACAGATGACGAACCTCTTGGATGCTGTCCTTGATTTTTAATTCTTCTTGTGTATATGGTTTAGTAGACATATGTTTAATTAGTCCTATGTAAAGTTAAGTCTTATCTTTATAGTCTTATTCTTAGCGGTTAATCAAATTGATACGCACTAAACCGTATCCGTTAGAGTAAGCCAATTTATCAACAATACCACCAGTTGCAGTGCCTGGCATTTTATCTAAAGGATTGCCACCAGCACTAGAAGTGCGAACCAGTTTTAACAAGCTGTTTTCATCAGGTTTAACAACTTGTAACACTTGGCCAATAATTGTTTTATAGTCAGCCGCACCAGATGCAACAATCAGGTTAGAGTCAGCATCAAATGTAACAAAGTCGCCTGGTTTAACAGTGGTAAAGTCTGCAACAGTACCTGTGCCTGCATTTGGACCTTTAGCGGCAATAAATGCAGCAATACCTTTTAATGGAGCATCTGCATAATCAGCAGCCTCAACCAATGGCAATTCAATCATGTAGTCACAAACAAAAGCGACACGAGATTGGTAGTTCAAGTTTTGATAATTGAAGAAGCAAGGGTTAATACCATCGCCACCTGGGTGACGGAAGAAGTCATACAATGCTACACCAACAGGAGCAGAAACAGTGATATTGGCATTGGTCATAGTTTGAGCAACTTGTTGACCAGCAGTAACAGGATTGCCGTCTGCACCAATCACACCTTCGTCAACATCTAATTGAGAGTATGTAGCGGTAGAAGTTAAAATACCTGCTGGAACCAAGAAGCCATTAGAGTCCATTGCTAAAGCTTTACCGGTTGAAATTACAACATGGGTGTAGATATCTTCCGACTTCTCACGAACTAAAGGTAAGTAAGGAGCAGGCATAAATTGACCTGCTGGATGCATACCTTCAGAGAACATGACTGCTGGTGTATTCCAGTCTTTTTTGCTGTAGTGTTTTGTTTTTTGTTTTGTATTAATAGAGTATGGTGAGAACATATTAAAGTTTCTCCAAGTTAAGATTCAATTTTTGCTTTTTGTCTAAATTCTTTTGCAGCAGTTAAGCCTTGACTCAACAAGACCTCTTTATACGCAGCATCGAATTCCTTGCTGTCTTTGAAGACCAGAGGTTCTTCCTTGGAGTCTTCAATTTTTTCTTCGCTATCTGTACCTTCGCCATCGATGTGGTCTTCAATTTTCACACCATTCTGTACAAGCACTTTTTTATCTTGAGAGTCTTCAATTTTTTCTTCTACTGTTTTAGAAGCTTTCAAGTCTTGTAATTTGTCAGACAATGATTCTAAAGAGCGTTTGCTCAATGCCTCAATTTTCTCGCTGTCTTCAATCTTTTCTAATTCAGAGATTTGAGAGACCAAAGAGTCTTTTAATTTAGACTCTAATGCAGAAACCTTGGCTAAAGAGTCTTTTAATTGAGCTCGTAACACCTTGTTTTGAGAGTCTTGGTAACTTGTGCCGGTGACAGAGTCACGAACCTTAGATGCGACCAATTCAGCAAATGCCTCTAAATCGATAGAATCTTTTACAGTTTGAGGCTCTTCTTTTGGCTCTTGCTCTTTTAATAAAGCCTCTAGCTCTGCTTGTGAGTCTTGAACGCCTAGTTCATCTAAACGATCTTGAATTAAGCGTAAGATAGCGTCTTTATCTTCAGAGTCTTCAAACTTGGTTTTAAAGAAATCTTGTGCAACCAGAGCAGATTGTTTGTCTGCAATAGGGAATGTCTTTTCTTCACCAAACACATAATCAAGGATAGTTAAACTTTCCTCATTTGGCAGTTGGAAATCTTTGAAACCCAACTCCTTTGCGTGTTGTACAAGTGAATCATTAGACTTATCGAAATCTTCGATTTTAATTGTCATTGTTGTACCTTCTGTTGTTTCAAAATCTAATATCTGGAAGTGTGATTCATTTGCTTTACTATCTCTTATTAAGGTAGATGTAGCATTTTTATCGGCAGGTGTTGCAACATAAGAGATATGGTCAAAACTGATAGAGTCACCAATGTAATAACAGGTTTCTCCATTATATTTTGCACCTCTTACATGATCGCAAGATGCTTTAAGACCTTTCTTGCTGCCACATATAGAGCAATATGCCTGATGTGCAGTTCCTCCGACTGAGACGAACCCGTACTGGTTGTCTAGAATCCTTTTAATAGACTCTTCATCAGTGATTTTAGCGGTCAGTTCAATATGTCCTAGACCTTTAAACTCTTTGTTTTTATAAATGGGAGATAGCATGAACTTCTTATAGTCGCGCGAATAGAGCCTATCGACAGAACGTTCTAAGTGCTTAGGGGCATTATCATAAGAGATGTATTTAGCCTCTATAACACGACCAAGGGTTTTTGAATCCTCTTTGTGTTCTAGTACGACAGGTCTAAAGACTGGACTAACGAATGTTTTATGACCGGCCATCATAGCGTTTGGTGTGTAAATCCAATTATTACCATTTGGTTTGCCAGAATGTGTAGCTTCCATTCTCACGGTAACACTTTTAAGCTTTTGGCCAGAAGAGAGACTATCCGCAATTCTCTGCTTGAGAGAGTCTGGGATTTCGATTGAAGCAAGAGTGTTGATTTTGTCATCTAGTTCGATTGTCATATTAAGTCCTCTAAAGGTTCGCAGATTTCTACGAGCAATGAATTAAATTCTGTCTCTGTGAATTCTTGACCCGAGTCTCTTAAAGACATAATGCGATTAGAAGCAATCTTGCCTAGATTTGAGACAATATTATCATTACACAGATTATCAGTGTCAAGAATAGATTTCAGATAATCAACTATTGTCAATTCCAGAAGTTCGTGGTTGTCCTGAACAATAAGAATGTCTTCTAGGGTCAATACGAGGGAATCAGAGAATTGGTTTTTAGGAGACGTTTTAGCTTGGGCCGCTTTTGCACTTCCTTGTGCTTTTGTTGTGTTTCCTGAGCTGTTTGCTGTTTTAGATGTTGCCGTTGCTTTAGCTGATATAACGGCCGCCTTTGTTGTTGCTTTTGTTGATTCAACTTCATGTGTTGGGGTGATAAGCTCTTTTTCTTTGCCAATATGTTGAATCTCTTTATCGCTCATTTCTTTATAACCCATCTCTTTTCTAGCTTCGTTAAGGCTAATAAGACCACTGTTATAAAGGTTTAAGATATGAGATTCAATTTTGATTTGGGCCTCTTGATCGACATGATTAAATTTGAATTTGACCATTTCGTTACATTTGATCTCATAAGAAGCTTTATATCGGCCTGATTCAACAAGAAGCGGGGTGAATAAAGAGTTTGTAATAAAGTCTGCTATTGCATCCTGCATATTAATAACAGCTTCTTTAAGCGTTTGAGAGATGATCTGACCAGTTGCTTTGCCAGATGAATCTCCTACACCCATATCAATATCTGAAACACCTAAACCAAGCATAACTCTATCTTTAAAGTATTCAAGATATGCCTCAACACGAAGAGCCAAAGACTCTGCTCCGATTGCCTTGATTTCAACACGCTCATTTGTCGTTACACCACCATAGTCATCTAACTCTTGCATAATCCTATTCATAGCCTGAACTTCATCTGTGCCGTCTCTCATAATTGTAGCGGGCCGATTCTCTGTTCCAACCTTAACATGAATCATGGGGAACAAGCCTTTATAAATCAGAGTTTCAACAGACTCTTCAATTCGTCTAAGTGCAAGAATGTCATCTTTAACAGCTTCTAACGGCGGCGCCCCTATAGTAAACCCTCCCCTAGCGTTATACTTAAGATGCCTAATCTTATCAGGC